TACCTGCCATTCAATACCATACCAACCATCTTTTTCACATTGTGAAATTTCTTCTGCTTGTCTGTCAAGATAGTATCCGAGATATCGACCATGTTTCTCTCTGAAGATCTTTTTAAAAGAGCACAGGCATGTTTCCATTGTAAAGAAATCGATCTGATCTGCTAACTCTGGGAATCTGTCTTTCGTTTGTTCACAGATACTACTGGCTTCAGCTTCAAGATTGTTATACTCGCTTGTAGTAAGTTTTCTATCGTAGTCGTCATCTTTCCCGAGGGCGAGAAGCAACCCATTACGATGAGAGCGAGAGCCATCATAGTCGTCCAGCATAAGTGAAGTAGGAGTAACAAGTATCCCAGCAGTATGCCTAAGATGCTGAATGTAGAACCAAGTACTATATCTCCCAAACTTATGAAGATTTGTTTTAAGGACTGTCCAAAGATTATCAAAATTTTGCTTCTCGTTGTTTCCATAATAACTCTCCAATGTTTCTCTCTGCGTTTTCTTTCCAATAAACTTTTGGTAAGACTCGAACATAACAGGAAGGTGTCCCTTGTTCCACTTTGTATCAGTCTGATATCTTAGTCGTTTATAGTTAGTAGTATTCCATTGAGTCATACGATCAACTGTAGCCAACTCAAAGTCTGGAAATTCATTTAACAAAACCCATGCTGTGGGTAGATAGTAAGTATTACCATACAACCAACAGAGCCAGAGTTTCTGCTCATCATTATGTTCATATCGTTTGTTGAGATAGTTTGTCGCCCATACTGCTGGATCGCAATCGTCATATTTCAATGACCAAGCATACCAACGAATGAACGCTTCTCTACGATTTTCTTTTAATCTATAATCAAGCATAATATGGTTTGAATTCTGTTTCTGGAACTGTCCAACACAAAGCACCTTCCCATGATTGGTTGGGTGTGAACACAACATTGGTTGTATCACTTAAATTAACCAACGCATATGTGCCAGTGAGTAGTCCTGCTAAAAATATGTATGTAGTTCCGTCGTTTTTTGCTGCGTGATCAAATTTATGTTTCTTAATAGTAGAGTCACCTTCGCCTGTACCACATTGAACATCAATACGAATGTTAGCAACTCGATCAATTAAGTCAGCATCACCTGTTCGCTTAAATGTTTCTGGGTTTGTTAAATCATCAGAACCATTTTTCTCTAGATTATGTAGTTTTAATTTATCAGCTATGAAGTTCTTAAAGATAATCTCAGCAAGAGTTCCCATTCTCCATGTATAGTAAACTGCTTCACACGCACGACCATGATTGTTTAATTTCTCAATGATGCCATTGTTTTTCATAGTCATATAGTCATTCATTATAATATCATCAATACTACCAGTATAAGGTATGGATAGTTGTTTATTGACGAGATGAAATATTGTATTTAATCTACTGTTGTATTTTTGTAATAGTTCGTAGTTTGGCATTACGATATCTTTCGAGCCGAGCCAGACTTTCATTTTACCTTTGGAAGTAAACCCCATCTTCTTGCGGAATTCTTTAGTCATTTAAAAACTCTTCCAGTGATGGTTGTTCCATCAGTGCATCTCTTAACCATGCTTTACCAACAGCATCAATAGCAGTTTGTGTTTTGGCTTTCTTCTTGGCTCCCCATTTGTATGATTCTAGCCCTTCAGTGAGAAATTGCTCTCGTGCTTTGTATGGTGGCAGTGCTTGTAGTGGATTGACAATAGCGAAGTCACGATAAGCAATCTGCTCTGCTCTTGTAGGAAATAGTGGCTGGTCTGATCGAAGTGAACCTGTTGGATCGACAGCCCACCAAATCAAACCATTCTTGTAGTGCCATGTGACAGAAGATGGAGTGCATGATATTTTGAGACGAGTTGATTTACGAACATTGACTGCATAATCTAGATATGCATCCCAACACTTTGATGCATACCCATTACCTTCTTTACCTTCTAGTGTAACTATCTCATATAGATTACTGTAACCATCACGATTAAATGTAGCAAAGATTAAGCAAACAACTTCTCCATTAACTTCATATGCCAATGGAAGTGACTTCTCATAATTGTGAAAGCGAGTCCATAATGAATGTGCAGCCGATAAGAACTTTGTATTCTTACCAGCTGGTGATGTTTTAATAAGGTCTTCTACTTTTGTAGAGTTAACTAAATTCATGTTGATAATCTATTGCCATAGGGACTGTAACTTTTTCAATTAGTAAAGCGAGGTCTCCATCAAATGTCATGTAATGGTTCATAAGAACATCCATAGTCATTCCACCTACTTCTGCTCTTCTTGGAACATCTTGCGTAGAAGTAATTATACTCCCATTCTCAATACTTGTCAAATATAATGGTCGTTTGCCATTGCGATAGAATCGCAATCTACCGTCTTCATACAATTCGCATACTGCCATGGATGCATCTGGAAACTCTGTAAGAGGATCATCTGAATGCAATACTAACTCAGAATCGTTCTTAGTTTCAAATACATATGAATAAAATTTATTCCAATTCTCTGGGAGTTCTTGGGTAATAACTCCATTGTGTACAATAGACTTTGAGTTATTGGCTAGGGGTTGGTTATAAGATAAATCGCTAGTGCTATATCTACAATGACCAATAAGGTAAAGAGTACCATCAACATTAATCATCTCCTCCAAATCATCTAAATGTCTAAACTTATCTGCAGGAACTGGTTCTTTGAATGTCATAATCTTATTGTTATAAAGAATAGACATACCAGTAGCATGCATTCCACGAATACGAGATTCATGGAATACTCTGCGAATCATATTAAAGTTATCCTTTGTTGGATCTTTTATAATTGCTCCAATAACTGAACACATTATTTAATCTCCAACAATGTCATTGAGTGAGTGTCACCAAGAATACCAGAATAAAATGTATTAAAAGATAAAGATATTCTAGTATCAGAAGAACTATTTTTATTAACTCCATGCCATAGATTTGATGGAAACAAAATCATATCAAACTTGTTCACTGATAAATTAAGAGTAGGAGCATTAAATTTAGTATATGTTTTAATTTTGGGTCTAAGTTTAATTGAAGTAGATGGTTCTTCTCTAAAAAATACAATATCACTTGGACTTTCAGAAAAATATATAACCCCACTAACAATACTATTCTCATGCATATGTGTATGATGGGAACTATCAGTATCGTTATAATTAAACCAAGATTGAGTTATATTTAATTTAACTTCTTCTGATATACCAATAATATTATCAGAATAGTATTGTATTTCTGAATTTACTTTAGATTTTAATTCACTCATGGCGATATTATTTAAAACAAATGTATCGATCGAAGCAAAATTACCATATGTATTTTTTCTAGTATTTTTTCTACATATATTACAAAATTCTAAATCAGATTCAGAAATATTAATTTTGGTTTTATAAACTGGGATAGAGAATAGTTCTATAACTTCACTCATCCAAAGAACTCCTCTAATGCACCAACAGTTGTAGTCTTTGGTGGGTGATACTTATGCAACACTTCAGTCCCAAGTTTAGATTCTAGGTAATCATACCACTCTTGACTATCCCACATACCTGCATCAATACCATTCCAAAGATTACGACCAATGTGTCCCTTGTGTTCTTTATTCAACCTACGAGATTCAACATAATCATAACGACAGTCTTCATACTCTTTAGAACCCAACTCAAGCATTTTCTCACGGAAATAAACAACCAATGAGATTCTCTCTGCTACTTCATCAAGCAATTCAATCTGAGTATTGCCATGCATAACTTCATGATTGTTAATTAACAGTAGATCTCCAGGTCTTGGATTTACTGCAACACGATACTCTGGCGCAACAAGATAGCAACCACGATAATTACCATTGTTGGACAAAGTCAATAGATTAGAAAGACCATCAGTAAAGTCGCCTGCATCAAAGTGACAAGCAGTTCTAAAAGACTTGTTTACAGTAATAGTAGTAAATGGAGTTTCTGGAACTAAGAATCTTGGATCAAGTTTCTTTGCTGCTTCCATCTGATTATTATATCTCCATGGCAACAGATCTTTAAAACCAGTAGCTAGTTGCTGGAGGAATGGAAATGCCATGGCAAACTTCTCTGGTTCACGAGCAGTATAAGAAGTCGCACGACCATAAGGAAGACGAGGATAACGATCGAACCATCCAGCAATACCAGACATAACACCATTGGCATAAGTGGTCTGACAAACATACTTGTCAGCAATTCGTTTGGCTTCTTTCTGCATCTCATCTGCAGTTAATTTCTTGGTAGCATCGACCCAGTCTTCAAAAACAAAGTTATCTTTCTTAACTGCTTGAATACCCCAAACATTGTTACGAGTAGATGGCGTTTCTTTCTTGTTCTTAAATTCTGCACGAATATCTTCTATAGGATCGTCACCATAAAGATTCGCACCTGGATTTGTAAAGTAGTCAATTACTGCATACTCATACTCAGTAACCCATTCACGATTACCCAACTTCTCTGCTCTTGGACCTGCAGCCATACCTCTGTTCTGTGTTTCAGTTGCAGCCTCACGAAGTCCAATGTACGCTTGATCTTGTTGTTCCTTCGTAAAATAATTCTTACGAAACTTCAGAATAATGCGTTCTTCTGTGAATGTGAGTTCAGGATGTCCTGGAATCTCTGGCATGTATACATCTGTATCTTCTTCGATAAGATGATCATAATGCGACTCGTCTGGGAATTGACCCAACATATGAGTCATATCATGTTTTTGTTTTGCTACAATTACCTTAACCATATTTTCTCCTAAAACTTAAACCCTTCGAACGATTCTGCTTTCTGTCGTCTTCCAAAAGAACTTTTATCAAATGCAGGTTCATCATCTTGTCCAGCATCAGCCAATCCAACTTGAGCAGACGCTTCAACATCATACAACTTCATTTTCGCTCGATCAACTCCAATAACAAATCTTTTATAAAAACTTGGATCGTTGTAGCGATTCTTCAACTGCTTTACAATAATCTGATTTAATCCTTCTAGTTCTTCGTTACTAACTAAAGCAAACATTAAGTCAGCAGTTGCAGGCAAACCAAATGATTCAGAAGTATCTTCCAAACCTGGATCTGAGTTTGTGAATCCTGATCGAGTAGTTTGTGTAGCCGATACAATCGGAACATTATACTCAACAGCCAATCCTCTCAACTCTTCTGCAATAGCCTTAACATATGTATAAGAATTAACATTTGCACCTTGCTTCATTCGCTGAGACGCACAGATATTCAAATAATCAATAAAGATTACATCAGGTTTAAAATCTCTCTTTAACTTTAGTTCTTCCAACAATGCTCTGAAATGACCAGAGTGTGCGCCAGCAGTAGGATACTCTTTGATAATTAGTTTACCTTTAGTCTTATTAGTAATCTTACTAATTCGATTCTCATAAATGTCTTTATCAATAACCTTCAACTCATCCATGGTTAGGTTAAGTAGGTTAGCGTCAATTCTTTCTGCGATTCGCTCTTCAGCCATCTCCATTGTTATGTATAACACATTTTTACCTTGAACAAGATGACTCGCTCCAACATGACACATGAACAAAGATTTACCAACACCTGTTCCTGCTAGAACAATGTTTAGTGTTTTCTTGTTAAGTCCACCTTTGGTGATTTTATTAAACATCTCAAGGTCGAATGGAATCTTCTCTTCCACCCGATGATAAAAATCATACCTCGCATCGTGGTCATCCAAATAGTCGTGACCAATATGATTGTCAAATGAAACGGCAAGAGCATCAGAAAGAATAGAAGGGATCGCATCTTTGGTATGAATCTTGTCTGCTCCATCGATGATTTTAATTGATGAGAGGATTGCATTATATACAGCCTTGTCTTTACAAAATAGTTCAGTATTCTCCATCATCCAATCTTCATTGACTTCTTCATGTGTCAATGAACCGATGTATTCGGTTAACTCAGATAGTTCTTTATCAGTTAAATCTTTTCTGTTACTTACTTCGATCTGAAGAATTTCTTTTGTGGCAGACTTGTTATACTTCGTAAAGAAGTTAATAATCTCTGATGATAATACTGCTTCTTTACGATCTGAAAAATACTCTTTCTTTATAAATGGAATAACCTTACGACAATACTGCTCATCATGTATCAGATTGCTCAGAATCTTTGTTTCTATCCTCATCAATACCGCCTGTGTATGTTAAATTATTTTTTTCAATGCCACGATGGATTAATTCTACAAGAATATCTCCAATATATTTCTCAAATGGTTTGGGGTCAGTTATAACTTTATCAGCATAGTCTACAATACTGTAGTCAAACTTTATCTTAAGTTTATCACCTTCTTCAAATGATACTCTACCATAGGTGTAAATTATACCAGCAAATGGTTCTTCGGTCAACTTTAAAGCCTCTAAACCATCGCTGTTACTCTGTACTGTAACTACAGGAAGATTATTCAGTTTCAAAATCCAATTCCTCTAATGCTTTATCAAGACCATCAGATTGCAACATATCACCTTGACCCATTGAGTATTTGTTCTTCACATAGTCGAAGAATGACTTAGAGGTAAGTAATGGCAACCAGAATTCTTTTGTGTCAGTGTCTTTAATACGATATTTTTTATCTTCAATGACACCTGTTTCTACATCTACTTTCGAATACCAACCATTGCTAGGTTTGACAACATGTCCTGACTCGAGTGCAATATCCAATAAACCGCTCCACTTACTAATACCACCATCAAAAGATACAGAAACAGGTATTTTAGATTTTTCTTTAACATATCTTGACTTCTCTACATTGATAATAAAATTGTAACCAGTAAGTTCAGTTCCATCTTTCTCTTGCTGGCGACCAAGAATAAAGATGTTGTCGGCAGAGTAATAAGAACCAGTACCACCACCAACGATGTCTTTAGGATAAAGACCAATCTCTTTATATGTATGATTCACTACAACCAGAGGAATATCTTTCATAGAAAGATGAGGTGTAACCATACGGAACAAAGACTTCATCTGCTTTGCACGACTCATGTCAGCAACAGCCTTCTGGTCTAGCGCATCTTCTACTTCTTTCTTGGAAGCGAGGTTTCCGATTGAGTCGATGACGATGATGAGGTGGTCTCCTCTTTCGACATTTTGCAGCTGTTGCATGATATCGAACTTGAGTTGTTCAACATCTGTAACAGGAGTATGGAGCACCCTGTTTGTGTCAATACCAAAGGTATCAAAATAAGACTGCGGAGTACCAAACTCAGAATCGTAAAAGAGTAACGCTGCGTCTTCATACTTGTCCAGATAAGATTTAGCCATCAGTAAGCTGAATGCTGTCTTAAAGTGTTTGCTTGGACCAGCCCACATTGTGAGTCCTGGAGTAAGACCACCATCAAGACGACCAGATAAAGCCACATTAATGATTGGAATTGAAGTAGGAATCATGTCCTTCTTCGTAAAGAATTTAGAATTAGCAAGGATTGCTGAATCCTTAATAGTTGAACTCTTTTTGATTTTGTCTAGAATACCCATAGATTTTCCTTTATGTTATATTAGTATTATACGATATATTTTATTGCAAGACAATTATGGATTGTTCTTGCTATGAGGAACATCAAACACAAAGGTTATTCTTGTGCAATCACCAATGTTCTTAGTTCCATGTAACTCTTTGTTGTTAAACCAGAGCAATGTTCCAGGTTCAACATCAACATACTCATCACCAACAAAGTATCGATATCTTCCTAAAATCGAAAGATGATAACGATCTCGTGTGAGGTAATATGTACCCTCATCGATATGTCTTCCAACTTCTCCATCTACTGGTAAAGATAAGAATCCACAACGATCATGTTTATGAAAATGTCTCTTCATAAACGAAACTATCTCTGTGTGTCTGTCATAAGCTGGCGTTCTTCTGGAAGATTCACTATCGCCAACAAAATCTTCTGAATTACTAACAACTCCCATTACCAGTTGTAGTGCATCAATAGGAAGATCATCCCAACCTCTGTCAACCAAAGACTGAGTATGATCAAGATGTTTCTGTGAACCCCAATCTGTTGGATATTGTTTCAACTGCTTTACAATCTTTGATACATTGATTCCAGTTTTAATAATACGAATATTACGCAAAGAAATCCTCCAGTGATGTTTGTTCCTGAGTCTTCCATCCTAGTGATTCAATAACAATCTGCAATGCATCAAGGAATACTTTCTCAAACATCTTGTCGTAATCTATGTATGAATTTAATCCGAACTCTTTTGGCAACTCTTGTGGAAATGCAATGATATCTTCTTGCAATGGATTCGGTGTTTGAACATAAACGAATTTAATCTTGTCACCATCACGGATTGGTTGATACTTCTTATCTAGCCCAAGTTTCTTTGTATAATGATTATACAGCAAAGCACCACGAACATGGATCGGAGTGCCCTTTGTGTAAATCGGAGAGCCAGCATACTGTTTCATTCCATTCACCCCACGAGGGAATGCAATTTCCTGAATCGGTAATTTGTCAAACTCTTTTCTAAACTCCATAACATACTTATGTAGATCTTTTTCATTCCCCTGAAGAATAACCTCAATCGAATCTCGTAGCTTGTCACGAATAACCGCAGGTGTAGATGACTTGACCATCTCAAGACCCATAACTTTGATCTTAGGTTTCGCATACTGAACACCCTCTGAGTTGTGCACATTAATAACATATCGTTTCTTGGCAGTCCAGATGGCTTTGTCAGCAAGAACCTCTCGCTTCATCTGCATCTTCTGACTATAAGCATTCATGTAGTCAGCGAGTTCTTGATACCCTGAGTCAATGAATGGTTGGAAAACATCCTCACAAACCTTATCCATAAACTTAATCTTCTGCTCATCAGTTTTACCTTCGCAGGTCTTCTCAACGAGAGTTTCAAGAGTCAGATAGATTGAGTCAGTGTCGATAGCAACTACATAGTCTTTGTTGTCAGTCTTCAATGTCTTGTTCATAAAGGCATTGAGTTTGTTTGCCATCCAACGAATCGACAACTGACCAGAAGTGGTAATACCTTCAGCCATACGGATATCAAAGTATCGGAAGTACTGATTACCCATCGCACCATAAGCAGAGTTCAGCGCAATCTTCATAGCCATCTGCAGGTTGTTAAGTCGAGAGATATCTTTCAACAAGTGCTTCTGCGACTTATCCTTTTCGTATTCCTGTTGAACCTTCAACATTTGTTTCTTAAATTTGCTGCGGTTCGCATACATCTGTTCCATCAACTCAGGCATGAAGCCTTTGATGTCTTTACGATATGTCCAACCATTTGCAGTTAGTGATAAGTCTCTGCGCTTGCAGTAGTCTGTATCAACTTCTTTGTTAAGTAACTTGTCTACAGTCACTGTCAACTTCTCAGAAGTGAGAGTCTCTGGACTGATGTTGTACTGCATAATCAAGTGAGGGTATAGAGAGTTCAAGTCAAAAGAAGCCATCCATTTATGCAGACCAATAATTGGGTCTTTAACATACGCACCCTCGAACTGTGCATCTTTACCTGAGTGTGACTTAGCAGGAATCACAATACCTTTCTTACGAAGGTGATTGTAAATGATAGTATCCCACATACGGACTTGTGAGTAAACATCTTCAGGATTAATCTTGGCATTGTATGCCATGGTCAGATGCAATTCAAGCAAACGCATCTTGTCTTCTAATTTGACAACCAACTCCACATCGTGGATGTTATACTCAACAAACTTCTGCCAATGCTTTGTGTAAAAGTCTTTGAAATTATCTTCTGGGTTTTCTTTCTTCTTGTCACCGAGTTCTTGCTCAGCAATGTAGTCAAGACGATAAGACTCTTGCTTGGAGTAAGTATACTTCTTGTACAGTTCCAAATAATCTAGCTGAGAAATACCTAGAATGTCATAGTGAATTTCTTCATTACCTTTGATGAATGTCTTGCGTTCATTAACATAACCCCATGGGCTAATCTTATTAGCAAATGTATCACCCAACTCACGAGCAATACGACGAATGAGGTATGGCATATCGAAGAAGTCAGTATTCCAACCAGTGATGACATCTGGATAATTCTGCTGCCAAAAAATCATAAACTCTTTAAGCAGCTGTTGTTCGTCACGACAGTTGATATACTTTACATCTGAACGAGTGTTTTCAAAATCACCAACACCGAAGGTAGTTATTTGTTTGTCTTTGGAATCTCTGATTGTGATTAGAAGAATCTCTTCATTGGCGGATTTAATATCTGGGAAGCCATCTTGAGTGGCAGTCTCAATGTCAATAGTAAATACACGGACAAGATCCATGTCCCAATTGACTTCATCGTAATTATCGCTGATGTATTGATATGCATAATTTGTGTTACCATATACATCAAAGCCATGTACATCTTCGTATTGCTTGACAAACTCTCTGGTCTCTTTAATGGTTCCAGGTTTAATCTCATCAACGCAAACGCCATCAAGAGTTTTCCATGAAGACTCTTTCTTAGAAGTGACATACAGCGTAGGGTAGAAATCCACCTTACGCTGATATTGTCGTCCTTTGTCATACCCTCGAATAAAAACTTTATCTCCAAGAGCATGTACAGAAGTATAAAATTCCATTAACTTTCTTTCCAATACATAAGCATCATTGCGTCTAATGCGCAATCATGAACAGGATGATGTTTAATAACTTGTGTTCTGTTGAACAGTGGGTGGTCAACCTCACAGTAACCATTGGTGGAACCAGACATAATGTCAACTGCAGTTCTCACATCTCTCCACATATTATACCCTGTAATTTCTTGCATGCCAAGTCTAACTGCCAATGAATCAATAGCCATCTGATCTAAAGAACCTCGTGCCCACATTGTTTGTTTGTCAGCATTTGGGAACTTAGCCATGTAGTTATAAAATGCATTAAGACCATTCTCAGCAGTCATATCATTTCGAGATGGATCTAAAGATACTTTGCGAACATATTCGTGTTGTGACTTCCACCACTCTAGCGTAGATTTAGAAGATGTTCTTCCAAGTTGGATCTGTTCCTTGACATCAAATTTAACAAAGCATGCATTGTCCAACAAGTCTTGATAGGTTGGACGCATCTCTGGATCAAAGTGAATCAATGCAGCAGATAGAATTACACAGGTAGACTCTACACCTAGAGTCTCCACATCGAACATAAACATTACCAGTCTCTCTTATAACCAACTTCAGTCACAAATGTATTAATCTTATGTTCATCAGTCCATGACGAACAGTATGAATTTTCAGCGTCACACATTGGAATAATTTCTTCCTTAGCGATCTCTCGAGAACTAAAAATAGTTTCACCAAGATACAGCTGAGAAAACTCTTTCATTTCTTCACATGTAACACTATCTTCTGCCCATTGAATTGCACTGCAAGGCACTTCACCATCATTGTGATTGTCTGGCACTTCAATAATATAACGCATACGATATTGTGCAATACAATCAACCAATACATACTTACTCATGATTATCTCCTAAAACTAAACGGACATTTACTAAAAAACTTTTTGGGTCTAAATCTATCAAATAATTTATACAAAATAGGTAACTTTAAATAAGGATTTGTTGCTTTAACCAGAGATGTAACTCTAATTAACTCTGTGTATTCTACAATCTTATTTAAATTAGTTTCTTGTTCTAATATAACTTTGTTATCATTTTTACTATGAAGTCTAAAATAGAATAGTGGATCATCCCTCTTTATATTAATGATAGTAACATTATCTTTTGGTTTACTATTTTTAATAATAGCTGCGCATTCGATTGGGCGAATCCATTTTTTGATATTAAACTTTCCTGTAATACTCTGTGTGTTTTCTATCCATTCACTGGTATGATACAAACAAGGTAACTGTTCTAATTCTATATCATCATCAGTAATAAACAACATAAAAAAATTAAAAGATACAACCATATTTTCTGTAGGAATAGAATCATTAATACGATTATGTATATACTTCTGTAAAAAATTAATGTCTTTATCTGCTTGAATACTTCTTTCTTTTGGATCTATTTTAATACTAAAATCAAAAGGTGCTTTAACAACATATGTATTCTTTAGTGCATCAATAAATGCTGGGCATCTGTAATGTAGATATCCTGGATACAATTTCGCTAAATCTGTGATCACCAGCTGTGGTTCTATTGCAACTACATTATCTGAACCACACTCTGCAAGTATATTATCCCTTGCATTCGTAGTAATCATCCACTTAACATATTCACCCATCAATCATCTCTTTAGTAATAGCAAGAGAATTCTTCAGTGCTTTCTCAGCAACACGAAGACCATATTCCATCTCACGATTTTTCCTAACAACCAAATCATTCTTTTGCAATGCGTCTTGATAGTTGTCGTACAACTCCAAAGTATTTTTCTGCAGTGACTCAACATATGTAGTCAGTTTATGAATAGTTACCCATGAACCATCAGCAAGTTTAGTATGACCATCACGAATGCGGAACTCATCAGTCCATCGATCACCTTCTTTGTACTTTGGCATTGGCTCAAAGATAAACAGTTCTTGTTCACCTAATTTTTTTAGAACTGTAGTGAATCGTTCTTCAATAGTTTCTTTACCATAAAACATTATTCATCTCCTTCATCATATGTTTCTTCTCCACGACCAGCCATTGCTG